CCGCTAAAGTTTGCCACTATTGTAGCGTGCCAGCGGGTGCGCTTCCATTCGTCCTTTACGCCCTCCGTGTAGGCTTCTAGCACCGCCTCTACCTCGTCGCTGGTTAAGCTTAAGGCATCGGCTTTGTTTATACCTACGCGCCCCATTAGGAGGCCCAGTAATTTTACTGGACCTCCGTCGGGAAAAAAGGGGCGTTGAGTAACGCCGGGAGCTCGTTTACATTAATGGCGCCCATTTCCAAGGTAAACGCTTCCAAGGTAGGCCGGTCGGTTTGGTTCCAATACTTTTGCGCATAGAGCAAAATTACCGTTTCCCTCAAACCCAAACCGTCGCCGAGCTCGGCCATCTTTTTACCGCTTAACTCTTCAAATAATAACGCCGCTCCCAGCGTAAACTTAATGCCCTTTTCCATTAGATCGTAGATTTCAGCAAAGCATTAGAGCCCTGCAAGTTGAAAGTAAAGGTACCGTTATCTTTGTCCGGCTGTGAGCTGGAGAAAGAAATAAGCACGGCAGTACCGTCCAGCTTGGATTCTCCAGTAACCGGAGTAACCGTACCAGCTGCGCAAGGGGCCAAACGTACCCAAACGGTAGTACCTACCAATTCGTACAGTTCGTCTGGGTTCCACTTGCTAGCGTCGTCGTCGCCAAAGATAGCGGTACCGGTCGCAGTCCAGCTTTTAGCGTTCTGCGTAAAGGTGCGCCATACAGCGTTATCCTTGCTAGTAGTTTCGCGGGTGTCGCTTGTAATTTCAAAGCTGCACTCCGTTTCATTGGCTAGACCTTTGTAGGTCGTGCCGTCGGTGCTCAATAGTACGCGAAATTCGGTACCGGAATTTGTTGCCATAGTTAGGTAGTTTTAATTGTAAAAGTAAAGTCGGCGGCCAGGATTACGGTTTCTTCGTCCTGGTTGTAAAGCGTTTGAAGGTTGGTAAGCCACGCCGAAAGGTACGCAGCATTGCCGTTCGCGGCAAGGTAGTCGCGCACGCTTTGCAGTATGGTCTGCGCCGTGTCTGCGTCGGTATGGTAAATGTATACCTGGGCGTTTGCGTCCTGCATCTTGTAGCCGTCCTTGGTTTCCGTTACGTCTACGCTGTCCAGTTGTATTACAATATGGTTCGCTGTGGTTCCCTGTGGGGCTGCCATAGCGTATACCGGTAGTGCCTGGGCAGCTAGCAAAGCGTCGCGGATTATTTTAAGGTAATTCATTTGAACGCTTGCCTCATTGATTTTTGAAAGTGTCGGGTACCTACGCGGTCAATTTTGCCGCGGCTTTGTGCCCCTTCCTTTTCCCACGCCTTGCCCATATAGTCTTTGGCTTCGTAAAACTTGGAGCCGAATAGTTGCATAAAAGGGTAAGCCTGGCGGTCGCCAGTTACCGAAGGTACGCGGGTAGGCCCTACCCAAACGCCTATCTGGTCGCGCCATACTTTTACGCGGGCGCGGGTTATCTTAATGCTTTTCCAAAGATTGCGGCTGCCTGGTTTCTTAACGTCTGCGTAAGCTTCCTGCCGGGCAGCATTTCGCACCGGCGTAGCTTCCGCTCGTAGCTCTTTGTAAAGTTCCTGTATGCGGATTTTCTCTGGAGCGTTACGCAAGTCCTTCATAAGCTTATCAAAGCCCTGTATACCGTTTTTAGGCATTATCTTTCAAACGGCTTTTAATTAGGGTGTACCGGCGGCGACCTTCGGGAAGGGCGCTAATAACCTCATAACGCTGGCCGTTGTGGTCAAGCTCCCAGCTGCCTAGTACGTCGGTGCGGTAACGCACGCGCCACAGCACTACGGCGGAGCTCTGCATCTGGTCGCTTACAAAAGCCTCCGTGCCTGCCTGCTCGTTTATTACCAGCTGTGCGTAACAAGTGCCAGCGCTCGCGAAGGAACGCAGCACCTGCCCGCTGTTATTTGTGGTAACGGTGGGGCTGTATAGGGTTATACGGCGGTCTAGTGTCAAAGCGTGTTTTTGTAACGGAAAAGCACGCGGTCAAAAAAGCGGGGGGCGTTCTGCGGCAAGTCGTCGCCGTAGTCGTAGCCGTACTTCACGCGCTGGTAGATCGCGTGCATAATGTCTTTGGGGGTGCTGGAGCCGTAACCGGCTGCGTAAACTACCTCCAGCTTATCGCCCTCAATGGAGGGGGTTAGTACGCCGTTTAGTAGCGTGTACTCCGTGTCCGCCACGTCGTCCACCTTAACGTGCGTAATAGCACCAATGGGCCAAAAGGGCAGAGTATAAAACTCTGCCCAGTTGGTTACCACGGTTACCGTTGCCGTACCTACGACCACCTGCGCGTAGCTCAAAGCTTCCTCACAAGCTGCGTTGTAAAGGAAAGTTAATAGGCTATCGTCTGCCGAGGTATCTACTCGGCAAAAAGCTTTTACCTCGGTGAGGTTAATAGCTGCGGGGGTGTAGTTAGCGGTTGTCATTAAATAGTTACGTCGTCAGCGATTACGAAGGATTTTTGACGCAGGATAGCAATATCCATAAAGCGCTCCACGTAAATACGAACGGTTGAGCTTAACATTTCGGTGTAAGGGTCTACCAACAAAGTGGCACCGCCCCAGAAACCAAGCTGCACGTCTTCAAAGTTACCGAACAAAATACCGTAAGTGTCAGGCGTGCCTGCGGTCTTTTTGCTCAACGTGGTGCTGTAGATATTGTAACCGTTTGCAGTTTGAACTGGGTCAAGCATACCCTCAACGAGGAAGCGGCCGGAGCCAGCGTCTACCTTGGTCTTTTTCAATTTGGCGACTACGTTCGGGTGAGTAACGTAACCCAAGCGACCGTTCAAAGCGTTATTTGCGGCCAGCAAAGCCTCCATATCTACCAAGTCGTCGTAGCTGATAGCTCCGAGGGCCAAGTCCTGCGCGGTACCATTCAAAGCGGTGTAGATACCGGTGGGCTGGTTGGAGCTTCCGGTGCCGGTCAAAACAGCAGCTTCCAAACCTTTATTAAAGCTTTGGTTCAACTGGTTAACCATACGAGCTTGAATACCTTGGCTGTACTCCTGCGCCAGCAACTGGTTAGATACAGCGGCAGCAATTACGGCGCGCTTTGGGCTCATCGTAATAGTTGAGAAAGTCAAGTCCTGGGCAGAAGCTGCGCCGGTTTCCGTGTTCCAGTTAAGCGTGTAGTCGGTATCCTGTACAGGGAATTGCACGTTACCTACCAAGTTCTCGGCTACGGAGCAAAGGCCCAGCATAGGAGTATTGGGGTACAGGAAGTCAACGTAACGTCCTGGGTCGGTGTAAACCAAGTCGCCACCCAAGTTACCGCCGGTGCCTCCGGTTACGGTGTTGGTACGCATCTCTTTGTT